GAAGGGAATATTCTTAAGTATCTACTAAGAAAAAAAGGAGACGATATATCTGACATGAAAAAAATAGCTGACTATGCAAATAGAGAAGCAGAACACTTACAAAATGATGGAACAAATTAAAGAGCAAATACTGAAAGAGAAGTTGAAAGATAAACCCAACTTCTCTTTGATTAGAAAATTACAACAGTTAATTGATAAGGTTAAAAATTAAATATAAATTACTTTAATATATATTTAGCAGCTTTTTTCTTTTTCAATTCGGGTGTTTTACCATTGCTAATATAACCCATTTCGTATCTGCTTAGTTTTTTGTATCCATACATACTCTTGTATGATTTAAACCTACTAGACCCTAGCTTTAAAGCTGAATCATAAAATTTAACACCTTCTTTAATTACCTGTTTGTACTTATCATTAGCGACATTATATCTTTTTTCTAAATCATCCTCACTTATTTCTTTGTTTTTTCTTTCGTAATAAGCTTTGCTATAATCTTTAGAAGCCAAGTCAACTCTCTTTCTTAAGTCCAAAGACTTAAATATAAGCTGCTTCTCAAAATCAACAGTATGAACCTTGAATCCTGTTAATTGACCAATAATTTCATTTTTTAAACTCTTGTCTTTATCTTCATAAGCTTTAAGCAATTTTCTTGCAGAAGTAACTCCACCAGGTTCAAATGTTTTGTATACTATAGCTCCAAATTTTTCAGCCACCTCATTAGGAGTATCTGTTTCATTATATATTTGTTTCCCATAATCGGTCTCAATACTCGTCACTGCTTTGAATAAAATATCAGGAGTAACAAAAGGCTCTATTAAACTATTAAGTGCATTTCCCATTCCTTGTGCGGCTGTTTCTCCTCTAAAAGCAGATATAATAGCTTTATCTATAAATGCATGAGGGTCTGAAGCTGAAAAGTTTACATAATCAAACTTACCGTTATCTAGTTTTGTGATAATAACATTTGCATTTTCAGCCCACTTAGGAAGAAAAGGTCTTGCAGACTTAGTTATGATATCACCCTCTTTTTCTTCTTCCTCTTCCTCTTCCTCATCTCCTATGGCGCTTTTTATTGCCTCAGTTAGTGTTTGTCCAGCAACTCCAAACATAGGTAATATTGCTGCTTTCAATCCTATAACAGAAGCTATTCCTGCTATTCTTTTTGCACCAATAGCGGCTGTTTTTTTGTTTTGTATTTCAGATAAAGCAAGTTGCGCAACATTGTATGCGGTTCTCATTGCTTCAATTTGAAAGGATATAAAAGTACCAAATATAGGAACTTTCTTCATAAAATTACCTATACCACCTATTCTACTGTAGTTTGGCAAGATATTCTTAACTATTTCAGTTACCTTATCAGTAACTTCTTTCTGCTGTTCAGGAGATAGCTTATCAAAAGTTTTATTAAATAAAGCCTTTGAATATCTTTTCTTTTCCATCTCAAAAGAAATAATCTTAAACACATCGTCTTCTGCTTGATATGCAGATTCAGCCACTTTACCTGACCTTTTAAAGAATCTTTTCAATCTTTTTAAAGGCGTTTTGTCCCCCTGATTTCTTTTAGACATTAAATTTTCTAAGCTACCTTCGCTCTGAAGTAAAGACCTTATTTCACCAAGGTTTGCACTTTGGTTTATAATTCCAAGCTTTATATACTCTTGCATTTTTTTTCTGTTTTCTATTTTGTTTTTTTTGAAAATATTACGAGTTATAAAATTACCTTTTAAGTCAGATATCACTACACTAGCAGCATCAAAATATTCTTTTGGATTTGCATATCCATTGTATGCCATAAAAAACAAGTTACCTATAATGTTTTTAGCGTGTGTTGCAGGAGACAATATTGTTTTGCCGTATTTAACAACACCAACCCCTTTATAGTAACGGTTTAGCCATTTGTTTATTGTCTTGTCATTTATTTTTGCTCCAGGTATATTTAATACAGTATCTCTTATAGATTTACTAGTATACATTCCATTAAGTGGATTATACGTATCAGAACCTTTAGGAGCTATTAATACATTGTATTCTCCTGTAGGTTTATTAAAAAAGAAAACACCCTCTCCTGCTTTTTTCATTTCACTTAGAAACTCTTGATTAGCCACTAAAGCAGCTATCTTGTTTACAGACCTAACATAGTTTAAAGCAGGGTCAGTATACTCACCCATCAAAGCTCTTATCTCAGCAGGTATATCAATCTTTTCTTTTAGTACACTAATATTCTTAGAGCCAAGCTTAGATGAGTTTAGAAACTCCCTACCCTCTTCACGACTTAATATTTTTTCTAATGCATTATCAACCATCTCCTCTAAAACCGCATCAACATCATTGTTTTCTTCAAGAGCTTTTTCTTTAGCAGCTTCTGCATACTGCTCTCTAAGCTTTGCTTTGGCTGCATTTAAAACAGCATCACTAGGGCTATAGTCCTTGTTATCAAAAACCTCAAAAGATCTATTCAAATAAGAACCTAAGTTGTCTATGATGTTATCCTTTTGAGACTTGTAGTTTTTTCTAGCCTCTTCCTCTGTACCAAACTCTTTAATAAGTTCTTTCTTTTGCTTTGGACTTAATTCGTCAAATTTTATATCTGTTATAGCGCCAGACTCAACAAGTGACATAGACAAAGAATCAATATGATTTCTCATAGCATAAGCTATAGGAGCCATTTCACTAGGTAAAGTATCTATGTCGGCATCACCTCTCATGTAAGCGTTTAAATCCTGTACTAATTTATCTTGAACAGATTTCTTTTGGTTTTTTATGTACCTTTGCAAGTCTTTTAAATTATTTTCAGCTTGCTTTGCATTTGCAGCCACAGCTCCTGTAAGAACCTCCTTGCCTATCTGCATACTCTTTGGAAGGAAACCTCTAGCTGATAAAGCCCATCTTCTTAAAAAGTCAAGAGACTTTGCTATCTTACCTCCTTTTACAAATAGCTTCTCAGCTTTCTGAGCGGCCTCTCTTTTCTTTGTGTCGTACTTTTCTATCTCACTATTAGTGTCTTTGTTGGCATATCCTTCTTGTTGTGCAACTTCTCTAATATCAGCATCGCTAGACCCTATTTCTTTTCCTTTACTAACAATCTCTTCTATCGTAGGTTTTGATGATGACTTACGTGCCTCTTTTTTCACACTCATACCTTCCTCTGTTGAGGTGGGTTGAGATTCAGTTTTAGCCTCTTGTACGAAATCAATATCAGTAGGCTGTCTTACTGTTAGACCTAAATCAGACCCCTTTACTCCTCTTGTATCATTTATCTTGCCAATAGGTTTTCTGTTTAAAGGAAACATTTGGTCTTTAGCTCTTTTTTCGTTGCTTCTTATTGTTCCTTTTTCAAAAGTAACAGGTATTTCTTTTAACCCTAATTCTTTTGCTGCAGCATATCTATGATTTCCTTCTATTATAGTGGCTTCTCCTCCATTACTAAACTTGTCGTATAGTACAACTATAGGTTCTTTAAATCCATTCTTTTTTATATCCTCCTTTAATTTATCAATTGTTTCTCTAGAATTAGGCATTGCCGCATCTCCAAGCCTATCTTCCCCAACAAAAGATTCTAATTCAGAAACAGGAACTAATCCTTTTCTCCCTTGAGAATCGCTTGCGTTTATAGATTCATTTAGAATACTTACTTGTTCAACATCTCCCTCCGTAGTCGTGTCGCTAGGCTTATCGGTTTGCGTTTCACCTTCTTGGACTTGCGTGTCGGGAGTGACTTGCTCAACGTCTCCTTCTCCCACTTGTTGCAATTCCACTTCGGAGTCTTTCCCTCCTTCTGTGCTTGTTGGAGCATCTGGTAGCACTTGCTCCTCTGTGCTTGGCTTTGAAATGGCATCTTCTTTT